GTGGATCAACCGTCAGTCAGGCGCGACCGAACCCAGCACCGGGGTGGCGTATCCGAATATCAACGTATGGCCTGCCCCAGAGCAGTCCAACTATTACACCTTCGTCTACTGGCGCTTGCGCCGTTTACAGGACGCTGGTGACGGCGTTACTACGCAGGATATCCCATTCCGCTTCCTACCGTGCATGGTGGCAGGTCTAGCGTATCATCTGTCGAAGAAAATCCCCGGCGCGCTTGAGCGCAGCCAGATGCTTAAGATGGAATACGAAGAATTGTGGCAACAAGCTGCCGACGAGGACCGCGAGAAGGCGTCATTGCGTATCGCACCGCGTCAGATGTTCTATTAAGGAGATAGCATGCCAAATAGGTTTGCCTCCGGTAAATGGGCAATTTCGCAGTGTGACCGCTGCGGGTTTCGATATAAGCTGAAGCAGCTTCGGCGTCTCGTCATCAAGACGAAGAACGTCAATATCCTCGTGTGCCCGTCCTGCTGGGAACCAGATCAACCACAGCTTCAACTCGGTATGTATCCGGTTGATGATCCTCAGGCGCTGCGTAACCCGCGCCCTGACACCACATATCTCCAAGGCGGCTTGACCGGCCTCCAAGAAGAAACACAGGGCGAAGTGCCTAATGATAACGTGCTGGCATTTGGTGGACCATCAGGTGGTAGCCGCGTAATCCAGTGGGGTTGGGCACCTGTCGGCCTAAATAATCCTTTGGGTTTATTTGGACTTCCAAATACGCTATTAGGGAGTGGTCAAGTAGGGACCGTAACGATTGAGACGGAGAATTAAGATGGCTAAAGGTGGCAAGACAAACAAGCAGATGTTGAGCATGGGCCGTAATCTGGCAAAGATTGCGAACCAGAAAAGCGGCAGCAAGCCGAAGAAGGACATGGGAAAGGTCAATAAAAATGGCTGATTATAAGCAACCTAAGGTCTACACACAGGCCGACCTCGGCAACAACGGCTATCCGAACAAGATCGCCAATACCCAGACGCAGAAGACCCGTGGTACGGGTGCAGCGACCAAGGGTACTGGGCATAGCAAGAAGATGGGCTAATGAACTACGCTGAACTGTTCGAGACGATTAAGGGGTACGTCGAAAACGACTTCCCCAATACCTCATGGACCGGCTCTGACGGCTCCAGCGCGGTTACATTGACGTCTACCGAACAGATCAACACGTTCATCGAACAGGCTGAGCAGCGCATCTTTAACACGGTGCAGTTGCTTGACCTGCGTAAGAACGTGACGGGCAACATGACGGCGGGTAACAAATACCTTGCGGTGCCCACAGACTGGCTGGCTAACTTCTCCATGGCGGTTATCGACGATACCGGACGTTATGAGTATATGCTCAACAAGGACGTCAGTTTTATTCGGCAGTCGTTCCCTAACCCCAACGATGAGGGTATCCCCTACTGCTACGCCTATTTCGACGAAAATTCGTATATTCTCGGGCCTACACCCGACCAGAACTATAACGTAGAGCTTCACTATTTCTATTACCCAGCTTCGATTGTGACGGCAGGTACGTCATGGCTGGGCGACAATTTTGACAGCGTGCTGCTTTATGGTTCTCTGCTCGAAGCTTACACCTTCATGAAAGGTGAAACGGATGTTATAGCGGGGTACCAGAAACGGTACGACGAAGCTATGGCAATGCTCAAGCAGCTTGGCGAGGGTAAGAACAGGCAGGATATGTACCGTACACCACAAGTTAGGTATCCCGTACGATGATTACTGAACTCGAAACCGCCTTAGGCACTGTGCAGGTAATGACCACGAACAACCGTGGGTTTTCTGCTGAAGAGCTTGCTGAGCGTGCTTTAAATCAAATTATTAACGTAGGTGACAACGCACCCCCAGTAATTGCGGATCAGGCCCGTGCCTTCCAAGAAAACTTGCGCGAAGTGCTCATCTACTTTATGCGTGAAGCCATGCGCTCGCGCAACGTAACTCTGGCAGCTAAGTTTACCGAAGCTGGGTTTCCTGAGCTTGTAAAACTGATTGATACGTAAGGAGAATACCCATGGCTATTACCCAAGCTATGACAACCAGCTTCAAGGCAGAAATTTTGCTGGCTGTCCATGATTTCCGTAACACTGGTGGCGACACCTTCAAACTAGCGTTGTACACCTCGTCGGCTTCGATTGATGCCAACACGACTGCCTACACGGCTACCAACGAGAGCACCGGCACGAACTATACCGCTGGCGGCGCTGCGCTGACCAATGGTGGCGTGACCGCTACGAATACCAACGCTTCGGCAGGTACAGGTTTCACAACCTTCAGCAACCTAACATTCACGAATGCTACGGTTACGGCTCGCGGCGCGTTGATCTACAACACAACCCCATCGGCTAACGGCACGGCGAACACCACGCTGACCAATGCTTCTGTGGCTGTGCTTGATTTTGGTTCAGATAAGACTTCGACGGCAGGTGATTTTACCATCATCTTCCCGACGAATAACAACACCTCGGCTATCATCAGGATTGCATAATGGCTCTCGTCCTCGCTAACCGCGTACAAGAAACGACTACCACTACAGGCACTGGCACGGTAACTCTTGCTGGTGCCGTAGCTGGTTTCCAGTCGTTTGCGGTTATCGGGAACGGCAACACCACGTACTACACGATTACCAGCGGGAATAACTGGGAAGTCGGGATCGGTACCTATACGTCTTCTGGTACTACGCTAGCACGTACAACAATCCTGTCCTCCAGTAACGGTGGCTCGGCAATTACCCTTGCGGGTACATCTACCGTGTTCTCTTCCTATCCGGCAGAGAAGGTTATTTCGGACGGCTATGGCCTTCTTCCTGTAGCTAACGGCGGCACAGGCGTAACAACGTCCACTGGTACTGGTTCGGTTGTTTTGTCAACATCGCCTGTTCTTACAACGCCAAATCTCGGCACTCCCTCGGCTGCTACCCTCACTAACGCCACTGGGCTGCCCATTGTTGCTGGTACTACTGGAACGCTGTCTGTGGCTCGCGGTGGGACAGGGGTTACTACTTCTACGGGTACGGGTAACGTCGTGCTGTCCACGTCCCCTACCCTGACGACGCCCAACCTCGGCACCCCTTCTGCGGCGATCCTTACTAGTGCAACCGGCCTACCTCTAACCACTGGTGTCACAGGCACATTACCTGTGGCTAATGGCGGTACGGGTGGAACCACGCAGGCAACGGCGCGCACGGGTCTTGGTCTTGGCACTGTATCTACACAAGACGCATCTGCTATTGCCATTACAGGCGGCGATGTAACCAATGTGAAAATGCAGCGTTACCGGGAAACCGTAACCGCTGCCTCGTCCGGCACGGCGTACACAGTTGACCTATCCACGGCCAACATCTTCAATATCACGATGACGGGCAACTGCACGTTTACGTTCACCAACCCACCGGCTTCAGGTGTGTCGTACAGCTTCATGCTTATCCTAACACAGGATGCTACTGGGTCACGCACGGCAACATGGCCTGCATCGGTAAAGTACCCCAACGCTTCGACACCTACGTTGACTACAACGGCTACCAAAACGGACATTCTAAACTTCATTACCGTAAATGGCGGTACAACCTATTTCGGTGCGCTATCACTGGCCAACATGTAAGGAGGATTTGCAATGGCTATTACTAAAATCGAACAAATTTACCTGTACACGGATCAGGATTACAGCGCTGAAGCCGGGTCTGATGATAGCGACAGTGCCAAGGCTATCGCTTGGTTTGCTGAGCAAGGCATTACGGACTTCACTCACTTGAACTACGCTAACCCCGACAACCATGCAGATTGCTTCGCCCCGCTGAACTCATGGGCGTTCATCGGCAAGACGGAAGATATCGCGGCATTTCCGTTTGTGTATTACACTGAAGTGCATGACGATCTTCCGGCAAACAGCATGCCTATGGTTCTTCTTTATGGACTTGAAGCAATCCAAAATTCCAACCTGAGCGACCTCTGTCAGCTAGGCAAGTAAAATGCCCTTAAATCACATGAATGCCACAGGGTCGGCTTCGGGTAGTCAGGTGTTCAACGCACCGGGCACCTTTATCGTGCCTACCGGTGTGTATAGTGTGAATTTATCAGGGCGCGGTGGCGCGGGTAACGCTGGCAACGCTGGTAACCCCGGCACGGCTGGAAACCCCGGAAATCCGGGTACCAATGGTAATGGCGGTGCGGGAGGCGCTGCGGGCGCAGCAGGCAACACCGGTGCCACTGGTAATGCGGGTAATCCCGGCAACAATGGCGCAGGTGGCGCAGGCGGAGCGGCTGGCTTGGCAGGTAACCCCGGAGGCACAGGTAACGCCGGTAATCCGGGTACCAATGGCAATGGTGGTGCAGGTGGTGCCCGTGGTAACGCAGGCAACTCAGGCACTCCCGGAAATGCGGGCAACCCCGGCAATAATGGCGCTGGTGGCGCAGGTGGACCTCGTGGTAATGCTGGTAACCCCGGCACGATAGGCAACTCAGGTAACCCCGGCAACAACGGCGCAGGCGGCGCTGGTGGACCTCGTGGTAACGCAGGTAACCCCGGTGCGACAGGTAATGCTGGTAACCCCGGTAACAACGGCGCTGGTGGCGCTGGCGGACCAAGAGGTAATGCTGGTAACCCCGGAGGCACAGGTAATGCTGGTAACCCCGGTAACAACGGCGCTGGTGGTGCTGGTGGTAATGGTGGTGGCGGTGGTAATGGCGGCGGCGGCGGCACCGCTGGTGGCGGTCCCGGAAGTCCGGGTGTCGGTGGTAGTGCTGGTAACCCCGGTGGTAGTGCTGGCGGCACCGCTAATGGGATATTTGGCGCTGGTGGTGGAGCCGGTGGCACACCCGGCGGGGGTAGCGGCGGTACCGGCGGGGATGGGTTTTTCTGCTGCTTTGGTTGCTACAACGGTGGCGGTGGTGGTGGCGGTGGCGGCTCAGGTATAGCTGGTAACCCCGGTGGCGCAGGCGGCGCAGGCGCTAATGGTAACGCAGGTAATACAGGTAATGCTGGAACAGGCGCTACTGCTGGTGGTGCAGGCTCTCCCGGTAATGCTGGAGCCAACGGCACCGCAGGTAACACAGGTGCAGCGGGCACAGGTGCCACGGCTGGTAGTGCAGGTTCTCCGGGCGGCGCAGGTGCAGCGGGTACCGCAGGTAATACTGGTGCAGCAGGTACGGGAGCTAACCCCGGTACCGCAGGTTCTCCGGGCGGTGCAGGTGCTAATGGTAACCCCGGCACGGCTGGCGCTGCCGGTACAGGTGCCACCAATGGTGGCGCAGGCTCTCCGGGTAATGCTGGTGCCAATGGGAACGCGGGTACGACAGGCAACGCAGGTACAGGTGCGACTAGTGGTGGCGCAGGCTCTCCGGGTAATGCTGGTGCCAATGGGAACGCAGGTACGACAGGCGCAGCAGGTACAGGCGCAACTAATGGCGGTGCTGGGTCTCCGGGTAATGCTGGTGCAGCAGGTAACAATGGAACTGGTGCAGCAAATGGCAATCCCGGCGCGGCTGGTAATACTGGAAATGTCTCATCTTTTGGTTCTTACCTTACAATGCCCGGAGGCGCAGGTGGTAACGGTGGTAACGCTGGTACAGGTAGTAATGGCGTAGCTGGTGCAGCGGGCAATCCCGGTGGTACTGGCAATGCTGGAAACCCCGGCAATAACGGCGCTGGTGGTGCTGGTGGTAATGCTGGCGTAGCGGGCAGCCCCGGTGGTATAGGCAACTCAGGTAACCCCGGCAATAATGGTGCTGGCGGTGCGGGAGGCGCTGCGGGCGCAGCAGGTAACCCCGGCGGCACAGGTAACGCAGGTAACCCCGGCACCAACGGTGCTGCTGGTGCCGCAGGTAATGGTGGTGCTGCTGGCAACCCCGGCGGGCAAGGTAACGCAGGTAATCCCGGAACTAACGGCGCTGGTGGTGCTGGTGGTAACGGCGGTCTGGCAGGTAACCCCGGTGGTATCGGCGGGACCGGAAACCCCGGCAACAATGGCGCTGGAGGTGCTGGCGGTAACGGTGGCGCAGCGGGTAACCCCGGTGGCCAAGGTAACGCAGGTAATCCCGGAACTAACGGCAATGGTGGTGCTGGCGGACCTCGTGGTAATGCTGGTAACCCCGGTAGTGCTGGTAATGCAGGCTCTCGTGGCGGAGGCGGCGGTGGCGGTGCTGGTGGGTGCGGCGCTTTCGGCTTGGGTAATGCCGGTGCATCGGGTAATGCGGGCACTGTTTCGGGCGGGGGGACCAACGGTAACGGTGGTAATGGCGGCGGCGGCGGCGGCGCTGCTTGCGGCAACCCCGGTAACGCTGGAGGCACAGGTCCTGCCGGTAACACAGGTGCCGCAGGTACAGGCGCTACTGCTGGTGGTGCAGGCTCTCCGGGTAATGCTGGTGCCAATGGTAACGTAGGTAACACAGGTGCCGCAGGTACAGGCGCGACAGCAGGAAACGCAGGTTCCCCCGGTGGCGCAGGCGCTAATGGTAACGTAGGTAACACAGGTGCCGCAGGTACAGGCGCGACAGCAGGAAACGCAGGTTCCCCCGGTGGCGCAGGCGCTAACGGCAATCCGGGTAACACAGGCAACGCAGGTACAGGTGCGACTGCGGGTAACCCCGGTGGCGCAGGCGGCGCAGGCGCTAATGGTAATGCAGGTAATACAGGTAATGCTGGTACAGGTGCCACTAATGGCGCGGCGGGTTCTCCGGGTAATGCTGGTGTTGCAGGTAATGCTGGTACGACAGGAGCCGCAGGCACGGGCGCTACACCGGGTAATGCTGGGTCGTTCAATGCTGGCGGATCAGGTAATGCAGGCTCGACAGCTTCAACCAACAGTGCAAATGCAGCTAAAGTCTGGCCATTCCAGCAGATTTCGGTCACGGTTGGTAGCGGGAGCGCGGCAGGCCAAGTTACCGTCACTTGGTGATGGACCACGCTAGGCTAAAGATTGTGATGGGGTGTTTCGATAGACTTCCCCAATACCAGCGCGATTGGATTAATAACTGCGAAAAGCTTAACTTGCACGATGACCACATCTTGCGCGGCAAACAAGAGGTTGACAGGTGCATGGCGGAGGTGGAAAAGGGACGCATCAGTTATAAGCCGGGTAACGGACAGAACTAGGAGCAACCATGCTGCGAAGCATTTTCAAATCGAAAGATATTGAGTTTCTGTGTGCGGAGGAGGACTACGGCCTTATCCCAGCGCCGTACCCTGCGAAGAAAGAAATCCCAGATTGGTTTAAGGCTCTGCCAACAAAGCTGGGGAATGGTGGGTTTAACACCTCAACAGTGAAACGCTGCAACCCATTTCTCGATGCGCTGTGCGTGGGTTACATCATTCCGCTAGCCGCTGACGTAGAGTTCGTGACCAACGACGATGCTTCAGGCGTGTCCTTTCAGTGGAAGTTCCATAAGACAATGGTCGAGACCCACGGTCCTAATCAAATCTCATCCGACAAATGCCCGCACCCATCGGTGCCGAAGCCACCTATGAAGTTCCTTAATTATTGGATGATTAAGGTTCCACCAGAATATTCACTGCTCTTTGTGCCGCCCCTCAACCGCACTGAAAATAGGTTCACAATATTTAGTGGTATTGTGGACGCGCCGTATCCGGGGCAGGAGTTCATCAATTTCCCGTTTACGTTTGAACAGGCAGGCTTCTCTGGAATCATTCCGGCAGGGACGCCACTAGCGCAGGTTATTCCAATCCGCAAAGACGCGCTGCTACCAAAACACCGGTCACGGGTCTTTACGGCAGAAGAAATAGTCGAAACGCAAAAGCTGCGGAATAGACGCAATAAGGTCCATGAAAGCCTGTACCGCGACAACCTGCACAAGAAGCTTTAATATGTCGCTCTATACGTTTGCACCCATGCCGCCAACCACCCGTGAGCATGAGCCGTTCGTTATATGGGAGAACGGCTTTACCCCAGAGGAACTGGACAGGATTGAGGCGTATTGTGATGCGCTACCCCAACATAAGGCCACAATTACGGGCAGCACTGAAAGTGAGGACTTTGCTGATTACCGGAAGTCAAAGGTCGGCTGGATCAGTTCTAACCCCGATACAGGGTGGTTCTACGATAAGCTGGCATGGATATCGCGCCAGCTTAATGCCATGTTCTACCGGTTCGACCTAACTGGCTTTGTCGAAGATATGCAGTTTACGGTATACGACGGCGAGGGTGACCATTATGAATGGCATGTCGATGCTGGCTCCAACCATGATGCGCCGCGTAAATTTAGCCTTGTTCTGCAACTTACCGACCCTAACCAGTACGATGGGGGCGAATTGCAGATACATAGGGAGAAAGACCCCACACCAGTGAAGCGTGAGCGAGGGTTGGTGGCTGCGTTCCCTTCTTACACGCTACACCGCGTTACACCCGTTACACGCGGAATCCGCAAAACCATCGTGGTCTGGGTCTCTGGCCCTCCGTTTAAATAAGGCACACCCTATGAGTGATGTACTCGACCAATGGCAATATTTTGTATCACCTGTATACAGCATCAAGAAGCCTGACTTTCTCGACGTTGCTCGAAAAGTTAGCAAACAAGCGCTGAAAGCCCACGGGGCTATCAATCCGATATATCCAATGGCGCATGGTAATTTGTATGAC